TACAATATAAACAAAGGGGGAGATATAATTGAAAACGAGCACAGAATTGAACAAGATTAGGGAACGAAATCGTGTTCTTTTTTCATCTTCTGATAGACAAGCTAAGGAAAAACTAATCGAGAAACTATACCGTAAAACAAAGCGAAGAATAGAGAGTATAGCAAATAACACTTCAAAGTATGACCAAAGGTCAGTTGAGATATTCAGAACAAAAATATTACCAAATTATACTTATCGGGGACGAATGAGTAATAAGGAGCTTTTTAAGTTTTTCGACAATCTTAATAATGTTGGAACTAATAAAACATCATATACTGATGGAGCAAGAGATACTGTAAAGAAAGGTGTTGATATACTCGGCGAACGTTACGCTAATATGTCAAATAGTGACAAGTCGGCATTTTGGAACGCATACCATCGCTTAACGTCAGCGTTATATGAAAGAGGATATAATACTTACGGAGTTATGAATACTATAGGGCAACATTCAGCAATAAGTGATGATATTGATTGGGAATTTGAATATGAATATGATTCTTCCGGAAATAGGATTGTTGATTATGTAGACTCATCCGGAAATGAAATATACAGAGGACACCTAAAAATTAAAGAAAAAAACGAAGAAATATATTTAGACAGAATAAACGACAGAATAGAACGTGAGGAAGGATTCCGAGAATTTGGTATCGATGTAGATATTAGAACAAGGGGCGACGATCGTGGCAGGGTTAGAGATTATTACCGAAATAACACAAATAAAAGACATTATTAACTGTCAAACAAAGGAAACAGTTAAAGTAAATAAAAAGAAACAAATATATAAATCAATTATTACTTATGATATAGAAGCATCCTCTTTTATTCAAAATGACAAAAAATATACAATTACGTATTCTCACGCTTTTTGTATTAACGGATTCGTTTGTATGGTAAGGTCTGACGCAGAGGCGAAAATTATTTTTGAATATATTAAGGAATATTTTAATGAGCATCAGCTTATAATTTGGGTTCACAATTTATCATATGAATTTCAAGCAATTCATACTTTTTTCTCAAATATTACGAATATTTTAACTCAAAACGCCAAGCGTAATATTATATCTTTCGAGGTTGAAAATATAGAGTTTAGATGTACCTATAAAATAACTCGCAAATCACTCGCAGAGGCAACGAAAAATTTACCGATTAAGAAACTCAAGGACGATTTAGATTATAACCTATTAAGGACACCAATTACACCGCTTACAGATAAAGAATTAAGTTATATTAAGAATGACGTATTGAGTCTTTACGTTTTAGTGCAAGATTTGATAAAGCTATACGGCGGAATAAGAAATATTCCGAGAACCGCAACAGGGGCGACAAGAAACCATTTCAAAAAGGAATTATGTAATGATAAGGAGTATATGAAACAAGTATCAAATCTTCGTCTGTCATTGGAGCAGTATATGATTATGAGAAGAGCGTTTAGAGGTGGGTATACACAGGCTAATAGTCTATTTGTGGATGAAACGCTCGAAAACATAGGTCATGCTGATATAAATTCATCTTATCCTTATCAAATGGTTACTATGAAGTTTCCTATGTCTAATATGAAAAGATTAAGCTTATCAGTTGATGATTTCTTAACTTTCGGAATAGATACATTAGATAATACGAGAGGATGGGTTGCTGATGTTACCTTAAATATTACATTAAAAGAAGGAGTATTTGCTCCTTATATATCAACCGCAAAGTGTCTTGATGATTCATATTTTGAATGTATAGATAAGGGAAAAGTTAGGAGTGGAAGTGTTACAGTTCCAATCACCAATGTCGATTGGGAAATAATTGAGGAAGTATATGATTATGAAGTATTAGATGTGAGGGAATATTATTATTTCAAGCTTGACTATTTACCACTTCATATTGTTATGGAAACACTCGACCTTTACGCTAAGAAAACAACACTAAAAGGAATAGAGTCAAAAATACTTGATTATAACAGGTCAAAAGAAACTATAAACTCCATATATGGGATGATGGCGACTGACCCAATAAAAGATGACTTCGTATATGACAATGAAAAACAAGAAGTAATAAAAGAGTCACTATTTATAAATGAAATGATGGAGAAACTTAAAAAAGAAAACGATAAGAAATATAGATTCTTATTTTATCCTTGGGGTGTATTCATCACTGCATACGCTCGGAGAATGATTTTTGATTATATTTTAGCTCTGGGTTTTGATTGGGTATATACTGATACAGATTGCGTGAAATTTTTTATTAACGAAAAAACTATAGAAACTATTGACAGATTAAACGAAAAGTATTATAATATAACTAAGGAGTCGGCAAACGATAGGAATATAGATTTTGATTTATTTATGCCTAAAAAACCATCAGGCGAGTCTTGTTTATTAGGTAAATTAGACCTTGAAGAACCACACGATAAATTTAAGGTATTAGGTCCAAAGCGTTATCTATCAGAAACAGACGGAAAAATTGAAATGACGGTCGCTGGCCTCCCTAAGTCGGCAGTTTTTAGTTTCGCGTTTGATAAATTCACAATGAACACAGACGTAGAACCTAAATATTCAAAAGTTCTTGAACGTATAGGTTATGTTCATATCAAAGATTATTTAACACACTCAACCAATACATTTATAGGGGATGTAAGTTTTAATTCTAATGATGAATATCATCTATTTCTATCAGAAACAGACAAAAAAATTGAAATGGCGGTCGAAGGACTTCCTAAGTCGGTGCTCGTTAATTCAGCATTTGATAAATTCACAATGAACGCAGTTGTAAACCCCGACCGTTCAGGAAAAAAAGGACACGTATACCGAGATTTGGAACATATAGAATATGTCCATGTCAAAGATTATTTAGGTATAGAGTGTGATTTGATGACATCAACCGGAACATTTATTGAAAATGTAGCGTTCGATTTTAAGGAAAAGGAAGAATACCAACTTTTATTGTTAAATTTGAAAGGAGAGATATAAATTGGAAATAAAGCTATATCTTAACAAAAGTCCTTATAATAAGATAAGTAAAGATTTGAAATTGTTGAAAACAGTACAGGATGTGTCATTAGTAGGGGAATTTGCAGACCATCAACCAACGTTACAAATGATTGTTCCTTCCGTTGATTTTAATTATTTCAATATTCAAGGGCGTTATTATTTCTTGGTTGAGAAGAAATTTATAAGAAATGGAATCGTCGAGATTACCGGAAGATTAGATCCTCTTATGACATATAAAGATTACGTATTAAATTTGACAGGTATACAAGTTGAGGGTAGTGGGGGGTCTCAACTTGTACCTGACGGTAAGGCTTTAATTAAAATCAAACCGGAAATTGAAATGGTTAAAAGTGATGGGTTTTCTGAAAACGAACAGGACGGAATTTATATATTATTAACTTCGCAAAAAGGATATATACAAGCATGAGTGTGCTATTTCCTAAAAAATTAGACGGAATACTTGTATTATTTTATGATGGCGAATTTGCACCAAAGGATGAAATAAATAATATAGTGTCAGATAATGAATGGGTTGACCGCTACAAGTTGAAAGAATTTCTAAATAAAAACGCAGAATTAAATAATGCTATACATTCTATGTTTCAAGGTCATTTTATCCAAAATTCGGTCTGTTTAGGTAATACACAGTTTGCGTCAAATTTTCTAAATAATAAAAACTATGTAGAAGAAAAATTAGAAAATAATAAATTCCAAAATGTCCAAGGTAAATATTTTATTACTAAAGGAGAAATAAAAGAAGAAAGAAATGCTCCGTCAGGAGCCCCCGGTTTTAGTGAAATTTTATTCAGGCGTTACAGAATGAAAGCTCAACTGAAAACAACGCTTGAGGATTGTAAAGCCCACGATGCAATTGATTTTATTTTACCGGATAGAGAAGCCCAAAAGTCACATAATTATAGTATAATGTTCCCGTATTTTGTTTGTCCTATGGTTGACCGTAACGGTTGTCTATTACTGTTTACAGTGAGAACAGCCACTATATGGGACCCCGAATATGTGCCGCCTGAAACAATAGGAGATACAGACTGGTACCAAGTTCCGCATCATTATGAATTGAGCGAAAACGCAAAATATTTTGACTTATTAAAAGGTTTTGATGCAAATATTGATTTGAATGATTTGAAAGATTTTTTTAAGGAAGAAGAAAAGGAGTGGAGTATGAGTTTATATTCACCAAGAATAGGAAGCTCTATGATAGGAGCTTATCCATTAACTAAAACACAAATGTACAATTTTTCAAGCGATTTATGGGACACCTCTTTTTTAGAATTATTTAAGGGGTTATTTCTGAATGACCAAAAAGAAGCAATAATTGGTCTTAAATGGTTCTATGGTATAAATAGTATTATACCGAGAGCAAAATACAATTGTAAAATAGCGGTTGGTAAAAATTCATTCGATAGTGTTACAACAAAGCCGGTATCATCAGATTTTGCTGAGAAAGTGCTAAAGCCGATTGAAATAAAAAAGCGTTATGATAGCTATTTAGACTACGCCCCATATACAAAGATAAGATTATTTATTCCTTTTTTAGGATATAGAGAGGTAAATACGAACGATGTAATGGGTGGAAAAATTACAATTAAATATAGGATAAATGTAATATCCGGCGAAACTGTAATATTAGTATTATCTTCTATTTTAGAAAACGAACCTATTATTATAGACCGCTGCAGTATGGGGGTTGAGGTTCCACTAAGTGGTAGTGATATGAAAGACTTACAATCGCAACTTGTAAGTGGTATATCTTCGGTTGGTTCAATGGCGGCAGGTGTCGCAACTTCTAACCCGGCATTGATTGCAACAGGAGCGGTCGGTATAGCTTCTAACTTTCAGCAAGACTCATTTTTGTCAGGGGGCTTCAATCAAGACACCGGACATATGGGAAAATTAACCGCTCACGCCATTATTGAAAGACCTATGGTATCCGGAAACGATGCTATAAAGCACACGATGCCTATGAATAAGGAGTGTAAGGTTAAAGATGCTGGAAACGGACTCGTTAAGTTTTTATTGATTTATCCCGGTTCGGTTGAAGCATCAAATAGATATAATGACGAAATATTGGGGCTACTTCAAAGAGGAGTATATTTATAAAAGAAAAGACGGTTTAATACCGTCTTTATTTATAATTTAATATACTTCTGTTTTCACTCATCATTATATAATTTCGCACCATTTCACCGATTCGGTTATTCTGTACGAATATTTTATTTGAATTTATCAGATAAGCAATTTCACTACTGCATTTGTCACGCCCTCTTGTTAAAGAAGTATAATATTGAGGTGAAGGGTCAAAGTCTAACTGATATATAGGGTATTCACCCTTAATATCGGTCGTTTTTTTGTGGATGTGAATAAAATAATCATCTTCATTTTCCACTACGTCACCTTGCATTATTTCATCGTTAAAGTTTATAAAAAACATAAATGTTATCATGTGTTCCTTAATACTGTACGGTGTTGCCGGATATTGTAGGGTTTCCCATTTTCCGGTTGTTATCATCCCCGACTTATCGAACCCCTCAAAATATATATCGGATGCTTTACCGTCAATATTCGGTTCGGTCCACTCAAGAACTACTTTTGCCTCTCTATCTTCATATACCACTTCTCGAATATCCCCCGGTTGCATCGTTTTTACAATATGGTTAATACCGAACTCTTCAAAATAAGGACAATATTCGTTTACAGTATTCCCTAAAAGGAAAATCTTAATATTGTCCCTTTGTCTTGCAATGGTTGAAACAATAGACAAAAGACGTTTAAATTCATTCGGTAGATAATATGATCTTGTCATAAATTCGTCAAATATGATTGTTGTAATGCGCGGATAATTTGCCCCTTTTATACGCTCATCTTCAGAAATAGCGAATATATAACAAAAAGGTTCCTCACTTGGTACCATTTTCTGCAATTTTTCGTTAAATCTTGCTAAATAAAACGCTCTCCCTTTATATATCACACTTTCATATTCTCCGTTTGTGATTTCTCTTATTTTATCGGCATCTATTAAACCACTCCAAATATTCTCTCCTCTGATGCCTTTTATATCATCTCCCCAGCGTCTAATATATGCTCCTTGTTCTCCTTTTTTCCAATAATTAAGTAGTATCAATTCAAGAGTTGCAAAAGTTTTACCCGAAGACCTTTCGCCAAATATCAAATAATATTGCGCCTGTTTTTTTAGAATATTTTTAAGGGAGTAAAATTTACTCCCCTTTTTGTTAAAAATTCCCATAATATATTACCTATGCCACAAAGAACATTACGAAGTTCTCATTCAAATCGTTATAAAAACCAACATCTACTTTATAGAAGTTATTATAAAACTCCCCGGCAGGGTTAAAGTTTGAATGAGTTCTACGGTCTAAGTTGCAAATTCCCAACGCTTCACGGTCAAACAGACAACCCAAAATACCGGAAGTTTTGACGGTTTGCTTTTTGTCTTTATCGTCTTTGAAAGAAACATCAATTGACGATGTATCAGTGAATGAGAAACTCTTTCCTTCTCCTTGCCAAAACGCCAACGTATCAGCAGCAGGGAGAGCCGTATATTGATTATGGAAAACGTCAGATTGCAAATAAACATCTGCCATAGTCTTAAATTCCGAATGAAGAATAGCATTAAGTCTATCCCCACTTGTTTGTTTTCGAGTGCCTCCGATATTAAACAAAGTCGAAACTGATGCTAATTTGTCAATGTATAGTTTCATTTGACCAACTGCGAAACGGATAAATTCAGGAGTTGTTAAGCACTTATCAACTGTCAAAGCTGGGCTTGGGTTAAATGTATCATTATATAGTTTTAACAAATTCACCGCTTTTTGTCCGCTTTTTGTCGTATAATCTTTTGCTGGAAAATCATTGTGTAGAGTTCGAGCCAAGAATGAGTTTACCGTGCTTTGAGTTAACCCAAAAATTCGTAAATTCATCTCATTATTTGCGTTTTGCTCAATCATCGCCAAAAATGCGTTCATTTCAATCGCCGAATTAAAAGCACTCTTAACTTGCAAATACGGAAAAGAAACTCTAACATCAAACGTTGTCTTATCCTTAAAAAGTTTTTGAACTGCTTTTGGTGCATAAAAAATATTTGGGTCGTAGGTTTGTCCGTCTTTTAACGCCCAAGTGTCGCTCTTAACCGCATCAACCGGCAACATATGCACCTTTTGCATAACCGCCCCATATTCCCATGTTTCACGATGAATATTTTGTAAGTTAAAAGCCCACGCTCTACTAACAAATACAACCTTCCCTACTTTATCGACTAACTTTTCAGTAATAACGTCAACGTCTGATTTCTCAAACATCTCCTTGCCGACATCTACAATATTGCTCAAATCTTTATTAAGAATTATGGCTTCGCCGATTAGTTCTTTCGCCGTTTCGTTTACCACATTATAAACTTGTTCAAATTTCATTTTATCATCCTTTCATAATAATATTATTTTTAATTTCGTCAAAATAACCATTTCCGCCTAAAATCTTATATACTTCATGTAATGCTAAAAATTGTTTTAATTCCTGCTTTGTTATTTTCTCCTTTCTTTCTAATTCTTCCGATAATTGTATGAGTTCATGCTCGAATAACACTAAAAGAGCTTTCTTAATAGTATCGTTTGCGTTTCTCGATTGTTTCAAAGAATCGAGCATGAACCCCAATATTAACAATAAAGCCGGTGCAATTAAATATTCTATAAAATCATCCCCTTATGGTGATACTCGGATTTTATCCCCTTCAAACAATGCATCAGATTTTAAGCTGTTCCACCTTTTTATTTGACCTTGACTTATACCGAATTGTTTTGAAATAGAGGATAATGTATCTCCTTTCTTTATTGTATAATATTTTACCTTATTTGTCAATAGTTTATTCACTAAATTTTGAATTTTATTTACTGAATATCCTGCTCGTGTTAATTTAGTCATACGTTCCTGACCATTTCCCCATTTTCCATTGATGACTTCTTGCGCTATATCATAGTCGCTTTTAACTTGTTTATATACGCCTTTCGCCCAATTAAGCCAATCAACACGGGTCATTGTCGAAACATTTAAGTCAAGATTTCCATTATGTTCTGCTAATCTTCCGGTTTCCGTATACTGGCGAATAGTAGGTTTACCCCATGCCCCCCAAGGTTGCTTGGTTTCATATATATCTTTCATATCAAGATAACCTACCGGTTTATAGTCCTTATATTGTGCTCCCCATAAAGGATAATCTTTTGCCACTTCTGACCAGTCAAAAGCATTTGTTACATATTTCGACATATATATAAACGGTTTCGAGCCGGTAGCTTTATATACATAATCGAGCCATTCTTTCGCTTTTTTTGGTCCCATTTTTACAACTTGACCCCCATAATAGCTATCTTCCCAATCCAAAACAAGGATTCCCTCACCTGAATAAGGCGCTACTCCGGAATGTAAACCGCAACATCTAACGAAATACTCCGCCTGTTGGCGCATTGTTCCGTTTTTTGGTGATTCAGTATTTGCGAAGTGATAAACTCCGTATAATTTTCCTCGTTTTCGTGCCGCTTCAATATGCTCGTATGCCGTACGAGTGCAAAATCTCGCTCCGTCAGTTCCTTTTGTAATTACGAAATCATACGGTACTTTACTTAAATCAATTCCTTTGTTGTGGTGTGAAATATCAATTCCATATAACATATTAAACATCCTTTCTATTGTGTGTTGCTGAAGAAACGCCTACCAAACTACCTAAAAATAAGTTAATAGCTGAAATAGTCAAAGCTATCGACTGAACATTGGGAAGTTCCCATATATCGCCGAGTGACAACCATAAGGTTAACACTGCCGGCAATAAAGTTAAAACTGTATACTTCATAATATCGTAGGTTTTATTACTCATTATATACTCCTTTCTAACTAAAAACAAATTGTTTTACTGTATAAATAATGTATTCTTTTTTAATGGGGGAACCGTCATATGGTAATTCAAAAGCGATTCCGTGTAAATAAGTTTGACTGTCCGGTGTATAAAATTTACTCTTGTAAATTGTATATATTTTATCGTCCTTAACTGTAAAAAAATCGCAATTAGCGTCAACTATCTCAATAATAATCTTAAAACGTTCCGCTTTTTTTTGGTTATACCTATGATATATTGGTTGAATATTTAATAATCCATAAGTGACTTCAAGATAGTTTGCTATAATTCTTTTCCGCATTACTCCGATTCTTTCTTTTTTTATTAACCATGTCATCATTTTTTTCCCGTTTATTATTGTTCCGGAAGGTATCTCAGCACAATGATATAAATTTACCTTATATCTCGCTACTGTGTCAGTAGTAAAAGATTCCCATGACAATCGTTTCACCAAATTAAACAGTACAGCTTTTATATCATAGTTACCGCCTGATGGTCCGGGTGGTCCCGGTTCTCCTTTATCGCCTTTTGGTCCCGGTTCTCCTTTATCGCCTTTTGG